CCAGTGTTTGTCGCGCTTCCAGGAATTCCAGTCGGTCCAGTGAATCCAGTGAAACCAGTGGGTCCTTGAATTGTGCTTGCATATCCTACGCTTCCTGTAGGACCTGTGACTCCAGTTGCTCCAAGACTTCCTGAGAGTCCTTGAGGTCCTTGAGGTCCTTGAAACACAACAATTCCATCCAATCCAGTCAATCCGGTAAATCCTGTGGGTCCGATCGGACCTTGAGACCCTGCTGGACCTGGAGGACCGGGTGGACCTGCGCATACATTGGGAGCACACGTAGTTACGCCAACTCCAGGTATGTATCGTGATAAGTAACTACTCATCTTATTCTAGTATGCGATATGGTTTACTGTTGAGTTTGCGACGCAGCAAATTGATAGTTATTATGCTAATTTCTCCTTTAAAAACTTAACATTCATAAAGTAAACCATGTCACTGTCTGAAACAGAATTGAATGATAAAAATCTAATATCAAATACTCTTTTTACAAATATGGAACATCATATTAATGCAATGAATGAAAAACAAGCTTCTGAAGTTATTTTATTTATTTCAATGAAACCACCTATGCGATGTAGTGATGGTAAAAGACGTTCAAATCTCATGGACTATGTTGATTTCTTATTTGGTGATGAACAAATTGAAGACTTAATTCAAAGTGAAAATGTAAAAATACCTGGATTCACTAGGTCCATTCATTTGAATCATTGGGGATTTGAAGTCAAGTTTAAGTTAGAACTAAACACCACATGATAATTGAACTGAAGAAAGACAAAAACGATCTCCTCCTGTATTATTATAATAAAATATACTACCATTAACCATTCCTATTCCTGGAGTTCCTGAAACTGCCCAAGCAGTAGATTGCCACAAGCCATTTTTAACAATAAAACAAGCCGCTACAGTTGAATTCGTACGTTGTTGATCGCGTACACATACTGTAACTACATAATCTGCAGCAGGTACAACATAAAAATAGTAATTTGAACCAGCACCAGATGTAAACTCTTGATATGATGTAAAAAAGTTAGCCGCTGATAAACTTTGACTAATATTTCCACCTCCTTTTACATCTAAAGTGTATATTGGAGAGTTACAATTGATGCCAACCCTTCCATTTGATAACATATAAAGACCATTACTAGTAGAAATATTACCAGTTGTTGTACGTGCTATACCAAATCCATTACCGTTACCAGCACCAAAAATACTAATAGATTGTCCAACAAACCATCCATCAAACGTAGTTACGTTTGAATCATGGAAAAACATTGTATTTTCAGAACTACCTCTTAAACGTATATGTCCATAATTTCCTCCGTTTCCTGTAAAAACCATTTGATTGTTAGTTCCAATGCTTCCATTGATCTCCAACGTATATGAAGGTGCATTACATCCAATACCTAGACGAGTATTGGTCGAATCAAAAAATACACTGGGTGTAGATGTCGCAGAATTAGAGGTTCCATTCGCATAGAGAATGTTTCCCAGTGTTGTTGGACTTACTAAAATCCCTGGACCTGTAAACCCCTGTGTCCCTTGTGTCCCTTGGGTTCCTTGAGTACCTTGAGTACCTTGGGTTCCCTGGAAACCCTGTGTTCCTTGGGTTCCTTGGGTACCCTGAGTACCTTGAGTTCCTTGCGTACCCTGAGTTCCTCTAGTTCCTTGAAATCCCTGAGTTCCCTGAGTGCCTTGGAAACCTTGAAATCCCTGAGTTCCCTGAGTGCCTTGGAAACCTTGAAATCCCTGAGTTCCCTGAGTGCCTTGGAAACCTTGAAACCCTTGTGTTCCTTGGGTGCCTTGAAACCCTTGTGTTCCTTGAGTTCCTTGGGTTCCTTGTGTTCCTTGTGTTCCTTGAGTTCCCTGAGTTCCTTGTGTTCCTTGAGTTCCCTGAGTTCCCTGTGTTCCTTGAGTTCCTTGTGTTCCTTGAGTTCCCTGAGTTCCTTGAGTTCCTTGAGTTCCTTGAGTTCCTTGAGTGCCTTGGGTTCCTTGGAAACCTTGAAAACCCTGAGTACCCTGAGTTCCCTGTGTGCCTTGAGTTCCTTGAAACCCTTGGAAACCTTGAGTACCTCGTGTTCCTTGAGTTCCCTGATTTCCTGTGTATCCTGTAGCACCTGTATTGGTTGCAATACCGTCTGTTCCCTTTGGTCCTCGAAGACCGTCTAGACCTGCTTGACCTCGAGGTCCTGTTGCGCCTGTATTTGCTGCAGATCCAGCAGGTCCTTGAAATCCTTGAGGACCTTGACTTCCTTGTCTTCCTTGAGATCCTGTTGCTCCTGTATTGGTCGCAGATCCTGCAGGTCCTTGAGGTCCTTGAGGTCCATCATTTCCATCCAAACCTGGTGGACCAGGCGCTCCTCGAAGACCATACGATGAACCAGTGCCTCCTGTTGGACCTGTCATTCCAGTGGGTCCAGTGGGACCAGTTGGACCAGTTGGACCAGCACTCATTCTATTGTTAGTGTATTCAAGTTAAAATTCGGGTTCATTTAACAAATGAGCACTGAAGAACCCGAACCCACTGGACCCACCGGACCCATTGAACAAACCGGACCCACTGGAACGAATGATTTCACCGGAGAAACCGGACCCACCGGAGAAACCGGACCCACCGGAGAAACCGGACCCACCGGAGAAACCGGACCCACCGGAGAAACCGGACCCACCGGAGAAACCGGACCCACCGGACCCGATCTATCCATGTTTCCTACTGCTGCTACTGGACCTACTGAAGCGCCTCAGATTGTTACCTTAGAAGAACTCATGCAGAGTTATGCAGTTGTTGTTGCAAAGGAAACCACAGATAAACAAGCGTTAACTGGATTAACGAATCCGCAACGCGAACAGTATCGCCCTCAACTCTTTCAATGGGCAGCAGCAGGATTTCCACCTGCATTTATAGTTCAATCTTTTGAAATCACTCCGCCAAACATTTGTTCAGATGGAGTCACTCGTGACCCGATGGGCTACCTACAATTCTTGTTGAGTCCATCTAATTTAGATACAGTGTTGGATGCAATCCGAGCGTTGACGCCTGGAATCAATGTAACCTTTTCATTTGTTGGAAACACTTTGAGAATTCACGTTTCAAGAGCTTAACCGTAAAAACTTTGTGGATTACCATTATAAACTCCAGTTACAATAATATTTTCACTTGAATCTGTAGTGACTGATCTACCCAGAGAGTCATTTCCTACACCCAAAATCTTACCCCAAAGTGGTGTTCCACTTGAATTGTATTTTACTATAAATGTATTAACGCTTGACTTATTGTTTAATGTAAAAGACACTGTAGTTCCATCTGCAGAGTAAAAGTTCATTGGAGAAAGATTAAATGTTCCAACCAAAATAATATTTCCACTTAAATCTGTACTGACTGAGAATGGATCAACGCGATTCCCTCCACCCATTCTTCTAGCCCAAAGAAGTGTTCCATTTGAATCGTATTTGACTAAATAGGTATCAAAAGTTCCAGAACTGGTTAAAGTAAAAGACACTGTTGTTCCATCTGCAGCAAAGATGTTTAGTGGACTTGCACTATACAGTCCAGTTACAATAATATTTCCACTTGAATCTATACTACCTGAAATAATTGAATCGCTACCGGTTCCACCAATTCTTCTAGCCCAAAGAAGTGTTCCATTTGAATCGTATTTTACTATTAATCCATCGTTGTCTCCAGAATTAGGTAAAGTAAATGAAACTGTGGTTCCATCTGCAGCATAGATATTCAGTGGATCGGAAGTATAACCTCCAACTACAATAATATTTTCACTTGAATCTGTTATTACTCTGTTGGCAACAGCGTTAAGACTTCCACCAATTCTCCTAGCCCAGAGTGGTGTTCCACTTGAATTGTATTTCACTACTAAACAAGTGATGCTTCCAATTTTGACTAATGTAAAAAATGGCGTCGTTCCATCAGAACCAAAGATGTTTAGTGGATCGGAAGTATAGACTCCAACCACAATAATATTTCTACTTAAATCTGTAGTGACTGATCTACAATCATCGTTAAGAGTTCCACCAATTTTCCTATTCCACAACAGTGTCCCACTTGAATTGTATTTTACTAAGAAAGAATTAGTAGTTCCAGAATTAGTTAACGTAGAAGAAACCGTGGTTCCATCTGCAGCATAGATGTTTAGTGGAGAGGAAAGATAGGTTCCAGTTACAATAATATTTCCACTTGAATCTATACTGACTGATTTAGAAATATCACCAAGAGTTCCAGCAAGTCTCCTAACCCAGAGTGGTGTTCCACTTGAATTGTATTTTACTATAAAGGAATCATAATTTCCAGCTACTGCTAATGTAAAAGACACTGTAGTTCCATCTGCAGCATAGATGTTCATTGGATTGTTAACATAGTCTCCAGTAACAATGATATTTCCACTTGAATCTGTACTAACTGAATTTGTCCTTTCAGAACCCGCTCCACCAAGTCTCCTAGCCCAGAATGGTATTCCACTTGAATTGTATTTTACTATAACGGAATCTCCACCTCCACCATTGGGTAAAGGATCTACAACAGGAGGTACAGTTAGAGCTGTAGGTATTGTTTTATAAGGATGTCCTGTTGGAATCGATGCAATTAATCCCCATTTCCATGCAAGATATCCTTCAATTTGTTGACGTTCAGTAACTGTTAATGATCTTGAATACAATAGCATTTCATACACCGTTCCATTGAAGTTTCGTGATCCAACCAATGTAGAGGAATACCCTCCCATAACCACATAATTGACTGGATAGTTTGAATTGGCAGTAGTATAGTTATTGGTTGTAGTAAATGTATTAGAAGTACCATTGGTTACCCAAAGAGGAGTTACATCTGAAGATAATACATCAATTCGTAACACTGTATTTGAATTGTATCCGGTCGTTGAAGTAGCTACTTGAGCGTGTGCAGTACCATTGAAATCATATGTCATCGTTCCTCCATTTCCAGCACCCATCTCAGGACCCATAAAAAAGTTTGGAGCCGCGGTTCCAACTGGATAAGAACCAACACCGCATATTTGTCTTAAACTGTCATTGCTTAAAGGTAATGATACCGTAACCATCGTCATATATTTAGCAGGCATTCGGAACAAAAAGGCTGTTTGATTTGTAGCTCCAGTAAGAGAAGTACCTAACCCTCGTGCGGTTGCACTTACTGTACTAGACGTATTGCTGAAAAATACACCGCCTCCAGATACACTTGTAGGTGCAAGCATTGTCTGACCTAAAACTCCAGTGTTTGAAATTCCAAGACCTCGTATTTTATCATTCCAACATGCAACCGATTGTGATGCAGCTGTTACTTTTGTAATTCCTGCAGAATCTTGAAACATAGTGTTGTAATCTGCTCCATCAAACCACAACTGACATCCTGAAATAGAGTCTGGTTGAAAGTATTGTAAATGAGGTTTGAGAGAATAGTATGGATGTGATAAAGGTAATCCTGTTAATCCCCACTTGAGTCCGAGATAGTTTTCAATTTGTTGACGTTGTGCATCTCCAAGTTGTGTATTAAACGCTACAATCTCACCAATGTATCCTCTAAATGGTCCTGCTGTAGTTGCAGGTGAAAAAACTGTTGGATTGACTCTAAATCCAATTTGAAATCTAGAATCTGCTGGACGTGTATATGTATATGAAGCACTTTGAATAAGTTGAGTTCCATTTCGTCGGATAATATAGTTATTGTTTGAAATAGACCAGTTCATCAACAAAAACGATGTAGAGGTTTCATTGCTTGGAGAGACTACATTAGGAGTTCTTGCAAACCCATCCGATCCATTATGCCAACGACTTGCAGTGTATTCACCAAATGTTAGAGAATTGAATGTTGACCCAGTATTACTAGAATAAACACTGATAACATCTACATGTGTAGTAGTATCTTTCAGTGCCATCACTAAGTAAACATCTGCTGGATAGGGTCCATTTGAAATAGTACCTTGATAGACACCTGTTGCTGAAAAGTTAAGAACATTCAAATTGGTTTGAGAATTTATTGAAACCGTTGCATTACTAAAGGTAGTCCATGGTATCATGTTATTACCATTTCCAGATTTGTCATTCCATTGTGTGACACTTGAACCACTCAATGTAATGGTAGAACTATCAGAAGCATCCAACCATAACTGACATCCTAAGGATAGTGGAGTAATAGGAGAATATCCAACCAATCTCCATTTCCAAGTCAAATACCCTTCCACTCCTTGGCGTTGAGCGGTAGTTAATGCGGAATTAAACACCAAATATTCAAAGATTTTTCCACTATATGAATCACCTCCAGTTGAAATTGCATCTGGATAGTTGGCTAATGAATATTTATTATAGGTTGCTACATTGGTACCACTTGCAGTAAAGGTTCCAGATCTTGTAGATGTAGATGTAGTTTGTGAGTCTCCATTTAAAAAAGTTGAAATAGTATACGCTGTACCTATATAACTACTTATATTTGTAATCACCTGTCTAGTACTATAGGTAACATTGCTAATTAATGTCATAATATTGGTACCCTGACCTGATGGATTTGTACCTGTAGATAAATACGTAATGACACTTGTATTACCACCATTTACATAAAGCTGTTGACCTATCAAAATACTATTGGCAGTTGAAGACAATCCAATCATAGAAAGACGTGGATATGCTGGAGAAGTTTGTGTAGCAATGGATGCGACTACAAACACGGATACACTATTAGAATAAGTTGCAGACATCGTTCCTCTCAAAAAAGTACCTGAAGTTGCTACAAAATTCACGGATGAATCGGTTGAATCATAGGTAGGTGCAGTTGTTGAAATACTGTTCACATTATTGCTGAAAGTACTTTTGTCTCTCCACGCAGTGATATTTGAACCAGAAAGAGTTAACGTAGATGTATCGGCTGCGTCCAGCCAAACAACACATCCAGGAATCGTTCGTGGATCAAATCCCCAAATATTTTTGGACGTACCGATCATTAATTGTTTAGAACAAAACATAATTGGAACTTACTCCACTAAAAAACGTCACCATAATCGTAGTTGAATTTGAAGGTGGAATCACAACTGGATTTGTTGGAGCAGTAGTTCCTGCAGTTGTATAGGTAATAGTTACCGATAAATACGATGAAGTGTTATTTCGAAATACCCAGTATCCATTGGAATCGTTAGCCCATACAATAGTCGGTAAAGTCATTGTTGCAAATGCACTGTTCGTGATGTTATAATGAGTTCCATATGAATTGGCTGCGACTGTCAAACTTGTAGCACTAACGACTGTATAGAGAGGACGATACCCGTTACGAATCGTGACACCACCGTTAACTTCAAGATGTGTTACTGGAGTAGTTGTTGCAATACCTACGAATCCAGTGGGTCCTGCAACTACAAACCCTGAATTTCCAAAGATACCTGCACCACCTGTTGCAACTGTTAAAACGTTTCCGAAAGCAGTACTTCCTGTGATGCTTACTGAACTACCTCCGCCACCACTACCTGCAGGTCCCTGTGTTCCTTGAGTTCCTTGAGTTCCTTGAGTTCCTACTCCTATAGATCCTTGTGTTCCTTGAGTTCCTTGAGTTCCTTGAGTTCCTTGAGTTCCTTGACTACCATTTGAACCAATAATTCCATTGGTTCCTTGAACACCTTGAAATCCTTGGGTTCCTTGGGTTCCTTGGGTTCCTTGGGTTCCCTGTGTTCCCTGTGTTCCCTGAGTGCCTTGAGTTCCTGTGGGTCCAGTAGGTCCTATAGTTGGAATCGTCGTAGTGACATAGGAGATTGTTGAACCATTGAATCCGATGATTAACGAACTAGACGCTTGAGTTGTGACGTAGATATTCAGAGTTAGATTGGTAGTGTAAGTTCGTGCAGGAATGGTCAAATTTGATTTGTAAATCTGCATCGGACTGGACTGATTCACGCTAGTTGTGGTTGTACCTGTAGCAACCGTTGTGGCACCATCCACAATCTCAAAGTAGAAGGACGCAGGACTAGTCGATAACCCTACTGTAGCGTACAAGACTAAACTATACGATCCAGTGACTGAAGTTTTGAGTGGAAGGGAAGATGCTGCGACTGTGAAAGATGCTACTTTTGCATTGGTAGTGGAAGCAGGGATTGTGATGGTACTTGAACTTAAACTTGGGTTGAAGTTTGTAAGAAGGGTTCCAGTTAATGGCGTATTTACATACGTGTTAGGATCTGCTCCAAGATTGATTTTGCGGATAATATGGTTTCCAATTTCTGCCACATAGATAATTCCAGCTGAATCTATTGCAAGTCCAACAGGACGTCTAAAAGTAGCATTGGTTCCTGTTCCATTTGAATAACCTGCCGAACTACCTGCTAATGTTGTCACTACACCTGAAGGTGTTACTTTGCGAATACGAGCGTTATATTGATCGCCAACATATAGATTTCCCGCAGAATCAAATACTAATGCGTCAGGACCCCAAAATCTAGCATTCGTTCCGGTTCCATCTGTAGTTCCTTGTGAACCTCCTACGAAGGTTGTCACCACACCCGCAGTTGTTATTTTACGAATACGATTAACACTACTATCTCCTATATACAGAGTTCCATCTGAATCTATTGCAAGTCCAATAGGATTTGTAAATGTCGCATTGGTTCCAGTTGCATCAGAAGTTCCTTGTGAACTATTACCTGCAATGGTTGTAACTACACCTGCGGGTGTGATTTTACGAACACGATAATTATTAAGATCTGTAACGTAGACGTTTCCTGCAGAATCCACTTTGAGTTCACGAGGACCATTGAAACTCGCACTTGCTCCAGTTCCATCCGCAAATGTACCTGATCCACTACCTGCAAGTGTTGTTACCACTCCAGAGGGTGTGACTTTACGAATTCGGTTACTTGAATCACTTACATACAAATTTCCAGATGAATCGATTGCGATTGCAGTAGGATAATAAAAACTCGCATTCGTTCCAGTTCCATCTGCAAATGCAGGTGAACCACTACCTGCGAGTGTTGTTACCACACCAGAGGGTGTGATTTTACGCACACGACTACCACTGTATTCTACTGTGTATACATTTCCAGATGAATCCACTGCGACTCCGAAGGGTTCAAAAAAACTCGCATTGGTTCCGGTTCCATCACTAGATCCCGATGACCCACTTCCTGCAAATGTTGTAACAACCGCATCTCCAGTAGCAACTTGTGTCGTATAGTTCATCTGCAAGGTCAATCCGCCCGAGAAACCGTCAATACCTTGAGTTCCTGTGGGTCCAGTAGCTCCATTAACACCGATGATTCCATTGGTTCCTTGAACACCTTGAGTACCCTGAGTACCTTGGAAACCTTGAGTTCCCTGAGTTCCCTGTGTCCCTTGAGTGCCTTGAGTACCCTGAGTACCTTGCGTTCCTTGAGTTCCTTGGGTTCCTTGAAATCCCTGCGTACCCTGAGTTCCCTGAGTTCCCTGAGTTCCTTGGGTTCCTTGGGTTCCCTGTGTTCCTTGGAAACCTTGAGTACCTTGAGTACCTTGAGTACCTTGAGTTCCTTGAGTGCCCTGAAAACCTTGGGTTCCCTGAGTACCTTGGGTTCCTTGGAAACCCTGAGTACCCTGAGTACCCTGAGTTCCCTGAGTTCCCTGGAAACCTTGGGTGCCTTGAGTCCCCTGAGTACCCTGTGTGCCTTGAAATCCCTGTGTACCCTGAGTACCCTGAGTGCCCTGAGTTCCTTGAGTTCCCTGGAAACCTTGGGTGCCTTGAAATCCCTGAGTTCCCTGAGTTCCCTGAGTTCCCTGAGTTCCCTGAGTTCCTTGGGTGCCTTGAAATCCCTGAGTTCCCTGAGTGCCTTGGAAACCTTGAAATCCCTGATTACCTTGGGTTCCCTGAGTTCCCTGAGTTCCTTGGGTTCCCTGAGTTCCCTGAGTGCCTTGGAAACCTTGAAATCCCTGAGTACCTTGGGTTCCCTGAGTTCCTTGGGTTCCCTGGGTTCCCTGTGTTCCCTGAGTACCTTGAGTTCCCTGAAAACCTTGAAATCCCTGGGTTCCCTGTGTTCCCTGTGTTCCCTGTGTTCCCTGAGTGCCTTGAGTACCCTGAGTACCTTGGGTTCCCTGAGTACCTTGAGTTCCCTGTGTGCCTTGAGTGCCTTGAGTTCCTTGGAAACCTTGAGATCCAACTGCAACCAATGTGGTATGCATGTGTGAAATCGTGGAATCTCGAAATCCAATGGTCATTGCACTCGTAGCCTGAGTTTGAGCGTAGACCTTGAGTGTTACATTGGTCGTGTATGTATGTGCAGGAACATACAAGGTGTTCGTATAGACTTCATAGGTGGTTGAATCAATACTTGTTGCTTCAACAGAGGATCCAGTTGCTACACTTGTAGCGCCATCGTAGACATCAAAGTAATATCTACCTACTAAACTTGCATTGGCAACTAACGCATACAAGTTAAGATCCCAAAATCCACCTACAGCAATGTTTCCAGGCAATGTATTTGCTGGAATCGAAAACGTTCCAATCACAGTATAGGAGGTTGCTGCTGGAACGGTAATCGTAGTTTGAGTGCTATTATCAAACGTTGTCAACAAAGATCCAACTAATGGGGTAGTCGAATAGGTGGACGAAGGTGAAAAATCCAACTGAAGTGTCAAACCTCCTGAAGCTCCAGGTGATCCTTGAAGTCCAGTAGGTCCAATTGATCCCTGAGGACCCGGGAAACCGGCAACGTAGGGCAACGCGGACCATTGAGTGACTCCATCGCCAACCTTGACGTATTCAAACGTTGCCATTACTTATTCATCTTAAAGAAATCAGAACAAATCTAACTGAATTGCTAAATCTTGTGTGGTATTGCCTGAAGCATTATAAGAGACTTGTGTATGTAACAAATCCCCTGGGGCAAAATTGACCGATGCGTCATATTTAGAGACAGAAGTGGTTGGACCTGTGAATCCAAGTGAATAGACTGTATCCGCAATGGTTCCACCCACAGGGGTTTTACGAACAGTCACGGTCGTTGTATTTCCTGTTCCAGGTCCTACATTTGCAGCTACATTCATTCCAACTAAAATCAAGGGTTGTTGAACACGATATCGTGCAGGTGGACTCGTAATATCCGGATATTGTACGAATTGACCTTGACCATCGTTCACTGTAACTGTTCCAGGCCATAAATAAGCCGGTGTTCCTGTTCCAGGATTTCCTGAAGCGTTCAAAGTGCCTAATGCTCCGTAATACAACGTAGTTGGATACACATAGGAAGAAAACCCTTTTCCACCTGCGGTCTTGGTCACTAAATCCACACCTGGACCCACTTGAATACCTGCTGAAGCAAGATACGTTGGGTCTGTAATGGTTGTAGGGGTTGTTTGAAGAATGTCCGAGGCAGTATAGGTATGTCCTGGACCAGGTTGTTGAGTTCCGCAAGTGGTTGAACGTAATTGAATACTACCTGTTTGATTCGTATCATTGGTTTCAACACATACATAGGTTCCTGTGGATCCAGTAGCGGTTGTAGGTCTGGCAACATAGACGTTCAAATCACGACAGGATGCAGCATTCACATTGGTCACAATGACACCACGTTTAACTCCGCCTCCATTAGAATACACGTTGATGGTAGACCCTTTGAACACATTGAATGCAAAACTACCTGCCGTTAATCCACCCGAAGTTCCATCACATTGTGCGCCGTAGACATTGGTAGATGCCGTATACGCAACTGCTGAATTGTTGACGGTAATCACAGAGGTTCGTAATTTAGTTTGTGATGTAGTAGATCCATTCAAATACAATCCAACTAAACTGTAGGTTCCCGCATACGACGCCGATCCTAACGTCAACGTTAAATCTTCAATACGACATCCAACTCCAACCGTCATTAAAATCGTGTTTTGAGTGGGTGAAGCACATTGAATCGTAGTGGTTTGTAAAGACATTCCGCGAATGGAAGTGTTGTTAGGTAACACAATCAACGGATAACTTGTTTGACCTGCTGAATCCGTAATGGTTGAATTGGTTCCAGTAGGTGGAATGTTGTAGGTTCCTGGAAGAACCCAAATGGTCACGCCGCTCAACGATCCAGTATTAATCGCATTAATGGCACCTTGAATCGTCAAGAACGGAAGACCCCCTACATATCCAGTTGAATCATTACCATAATATGAATCCACTCTTGCTACATTCCCTAATTGTGTCGTAGGAATTGCATAAAATTGTCCTGAGTATTGGTATCCTATTTCACCAGGACCTAGAACGTAAGCATTGTTTGGAACTAAGGTTGCAAATCCTTGTCCTACCGGTCCAGAAGGTCCTGTAGTTCCTGTATGTCCTTGGGTTCCTTGTGTTCCTTGAGTGCCTTGAGTACCTTGGGTTCCCTGAGTACCTTGGGTTCCCTGAGTACCTTGAGTTCCTTGAGTTCCTTGAGTTCCTTGAGTTCCCTGTGTACCCTGAGTACCTTGGAAACCTTGAAAACCTTGAGTTCCCTGTGTACCTTGAGTACCTTGGGTTCCCTGAGTACCCTGTGTACCTTGAGTACCTTGGGTTCCTTGGGTTCCTTGAAAACCTTGAGTTCCCTGAGTTCCCTGAGTGCCTTGGGTTCCCTGAGTACCCTGTGTACCCTGAGTGCCTTGAGTACCTTGAGTACCTTGGAAACCTTGAAATCCCTGTGTACCCTGTGTACCCTGTGTGCCTTGGGTTCCTTGTGTTCCCTGTGTTCCCTGTGTACCCTGGGTTCCCTGAAACCCTTGGAAACCTTGAGTACCTTGGGTTCCCTGAGTACCCTGTGTACCTTGAGTACCTTGGGTTCCTTGGGTTCCCTGAAATCCTTGGAAACCTTGAAATCCCTGTGTACCTTGAGTGCCTTGAGTGCCTTGAGTTCCCTGTGTACCCTGAGTACCTTGAGTTCCCTGAAATCCTTGGAAACCTTGAGTTCCCTGAGTGCCTTGAGTACCTTGGGTTCCCTGAGTTCCTTGAGTTCCTTGAGTACCTTGGAAACCTTGAAATCCCTGGGTTCCTTGGGTTCCCTGAGTGCCTTGAGTTCCTTGAGTGCCTTGAGTTCCCTGTGTCCCCTGAGTTCCTTGGGTTCCTTGGGTTCCCTGAAATCCTTGGAAACCTTGAAATCCTTGTGTACCTTGGGTTCCTTGAGTACCTTGCGTACCCTGAGTGCCTTGCGTACCCTGAGTGCCTTGAGTTCCCTGAGTTCCTTGGGTTCCAGTAGCGCCTGTATTTCGTGCAATACCATCTGTTCCTTGAACACCTTGAGTACCTTGAGTTCCTTGAGTGCCTTGGGTTCCAGTAGGTCCTGTAACTCCAATATCGACCGCTACCTTTTTAATATTAATCGCAATCGAAGGACCTGCAGGAGATGGATTAATATCATTTTCGTTAAATGCAACAGCAGATACATTTGCAGATCCAGTGGTTGCTGCAACTTCAATGTAATCGCCTGCGTTTAATGAAAGCATATACGGAACTGAAATCAAGGATGCAGTTGAAACACTAGGAGGTACCAACAATCCACCATTCGTATCTGCAACATCGGATCCATTCTTTCGAATCCACGTGTATGCGTTCGTAGGTGTAGCGTTTGTGTTTTTAAGTTGAATGGACGTAATGATTTCGTAAACACCTGGTTCGTTCACATAGATTTTAGAACCAGATCGAGAAGTTCCTTGTTGATAATAGGTTGTATCATATGAAAAAAGCGTTACAGAACCATTTGCGATACTAACGGATTGGGAATTTCCATAACTAGCTGCAACATTGGTTCCATTCGAAAAAGGTCCTGTGTTTCCTTGAGTTCCTTGGGTTCCTTGAGTACCTTGGGTTCCCTGAGTTCCAGTAGGTCCCATCATTCCTCCATAAGGCAACGCAGTCCATGTAGATCCAGCAGCATTGCCTACTTTGAATTGGAACGTATCGGTTTCAAGACCAACTTCACCGTAATAGAGTACTGGATTTGCAGCAATCCATTCAGCACGAGTTCCTCTCCTCAATTGAATGTGGATCGGCATCTATTATTCTACACCAACGTTTCATTACACTACACCGCCCGCATCAATGATCCCTGGTAAATCTCCATAAACACTTGAAGGAAGTCCACCATCAAATGCATCCATTACTCCAGAACCTACACCTACATAAGGTAATCCACTCCAAACTGTGACACCATCTCCAATTTTCATTTGACCTGTGTCGGTTACTACACTGGGTTCTCCATTTGCAAGAATTAAGGTTCCTCCAAGTTCTGTCCAACGAGTTAACGTATCACGTCGTAATTGAAACTTAATTTGTGTTGTTCCGCAAGTGTTTTTTATACATTGTGATGACATTGTCTATTCTTAACAAAATTCTGTATCCGCATTTCCACCATCGGCAACCAATCCAGACTCTCCACCATCCCACACTTGGCAGTATTCGGCCATCGCATCTCCACCGTCCAACACTGCAGCACACACTGCAGCTGCACGTTGGTAATTGCGAATACAGACATCGGATAAATTGTAGACTTCTACAACTCCCGTTGTGAATCCAGTGGTATGAGTGGTTTCTTTCATGACTCCTCCAGACGCCCAGAATCCATCGACGGTTGCCTTACGACGCACGTATTGAGTATGCATAGATGCATCGCGATTTCCACCGGATGTCACTCGTTCTTTTCCAGTTGAAATGGGAACTAAAAATCCAGGAACATTTGGAACTTGATCCAACACAGGAAGTTTGGAATGTTGATAGGATGTGTAGAATAGGAACGTTAAAAAGAATGTAGCAAACAGACCCGTAATTCCAAACTTCATTGTCTTGTTTTGCGATTAGATGTTATCAATATTAACCTCATCGTCTTCGTCATCCTCAAAGAGGACTTCGTCTTTTTTATCATCTTCCACTGTTGCGTCCTTGATGAAGAGTCGAGGATCCGCATCTGGTTTTGCCTTTCGATATCGCACAACTTGTTCTTGCGACATGACTGCAATAATTTCATGTGTTTTTCCACTTAGTTCGGTTTCTGCAACCATCACGAGACTTCCAATGTCTACCCAAACCGATTTCTTTCCTTTTCCACGCATTCCACCTCGTAGTGGTGCTTGAAGCAGGAACGCTTCTCCTTTATCGCTGAAATATGCGATTTCCATGCGTCCACATCCTAGACGGCGAGTGACCTTACCTACTACGATGCCTTCTGTTGACACTTCATCTAAAATATCTTCAATCAATGCATCTCCTTTGAGACGATTATTTCGAGCTTTGTTTCCTTCAGAATTCTTTTGAGACTTGTGTCCCGAACCTCCTTGTGTATTTCTTGGCATTTTGATCCTACTTCTTAGTTCATACTCAATTTCAAATCCATTTTATATTTTTTGAAAAAATGAAGAGCCAAAAAGTCGGAAAAATGGAAAATCGTCCAAAATGGATTTGACTTAGTTAGAAACACCGGTAGTACGTGAGCCAATAAAGAAGAATGTCGTCTATCATCATTAACTGTTTCTACCGAGCACTGACTAACATTGACGAGAATGAAGGAATCAAGAATCTAAGTGTCAAGCAACTTACCCGGTTGCTTGTGGACCAACTATACCCAGAAGACGGCGTTCTAGTCTGGGAAAACGAGGATACACTCAAAATCCGCAGAACACCTGCGGTTCAAGCAGTGACGGTCCCCGTTGAAGCACCTGCCGAACCCGCTGTC